CTCAGCTGCTGGAAAGCGTCAAGCTACTGAAGACCCCAGACACCTCTTCCCCTACATCGCAGACGGAATTAGAGAGTGCCAACCTAGAATTGTTTTCCTCGAAAACGTACAAGGAATCCTCAGTTGCACCACAGGTGACGGAGAACCAGTTCTCCAATATGTCCTCAGAACATTGGAAGAAATGGGTTATCGAGCAACGGCAGGAATATTCTCAGCGGAAGAAGTTGGCGCACCTCACCAACGCAAAAGAGTCTACATCTTGGGGTACGCCTCAAGCCTCGGATCATATCGAGGGATCGAGAACCAAAACGACGAGCAATCAGAAGTGTCTAGGGAGGGACTTGAACGAGTTAGAGGAGAAGAAGAACTGGGCTACTCCTCAAGTAACGGACATAAGGACGGATGTTCGGAAGCCAGAGGAGAGGAGCGACAAAGCCAACAAGGGTGGATGCAAGAACCTCAGAGAGGAAGTAATGCAACCACAGAATTGGCCAACACCAACATCAGCGGAGGGAACAAAGATAGGCAACCAACCAAACTATGGTCAAGTTGCACTGAGCAATCACCCATCAATCGTTGGCCAGCCAGACCGAGCCAAACTCAACAAGAGTGGGAAGAGTCAAGGGTCACTGAACCCCAACTGGGTCGAGCAACTAATGGGTCTTCCAGTAGGGTGGACAGACTTAGGCTCTTGGGAAACGGAGTAGTCCCTCAGACTGCCGCCAAAGCATTTATAACTTTAATCAATAGAATAGATTGGGAGTAGAAAAACCATACAACTCTGGTCAGTGGACTAAGGCTCGTTACAGGAGCTTTATTATGTCGGCTTTGCGTCGCGCCCAATGGCCAGTCAAGTATGAATCTATTCGCTCTGCCTTTGTGCGTGATGGTGTGAACCCCGCAAGCGGACGCAAGTGTAAGCTGCACAAGTGTTTCGTTTGCGGGGAACTATTCCCTGCCAAAGATATGAGAGCAGATCACATTGATCCCATCGTACCTGTCACCGGCTTTGATAACTGGGACGCACTTATTAACAGACTGTTCTGCGAGATAGACGGGTTCCAGGCTATCTGTGTTGACTGCCACGCAGTTAAGACCAAAGCCGAAAATGCAGAGCGTAAGAAAAACAAACTTTGAACAATGGAAGTGCAATCAATACCTTCGGTTGAAGCAAGACCTTGGATTTTAAATCGACATTATGCTAAAAGAATGTGTCCAATATCTTACGCCTTTGGTATATATGAAGAAGAAAATATGATAGGAGTAGTAACTTATGGGACTCCTCTCAGTTCAACTTTGAGAGATGGAGTATGCGGAAAAGAGTGGTCAAAAAATGTGTTGGAGTTAAACAGGTTGTGCTGCGATAATAAGAAAAATGTAGCTAGTATGTTGGTTGGGCGTTCCCTTAATATGTTACCAAAACCTAGCATAATTGTTAGTTACGCTGATCAAGGCCAGGGTCATGTAGGATATGTATACCAAGCAACAAATTTTATATATACAGGCCTTTCAGCAAAGTTTAAAGACCCAATGGTTAAGGGAATGGAGCATAAGCACCACACGACTATAGGGGATGAAGGAAGAGGCCATGCTTCTCGCGTCGAATATCTTCGTGAAAAATATGGATCGGAGAATGTTTATTATGTTGAACGAGCAAGAAAACATAGATACATTTTTTTACTAGGTAGTAAGACTGACAAATGGAAGATGAGAAAGGCCATGAAATACAAAGAAGAAGAGTATCCCAAAGGAAAAAGCAAGAATTATGACGTTTCTTCTGTACAGACTCAATCAGTTTTATTTATATAATTCAAAGAAAATGCTTGATTATTTATTCATATTCCTTGAAGATCAACTCACACATATAACCAATAACATTATGTCAAGAACAAAACCAAGATCATCAGGGTCATCGAACCCTGCTACTAAGTTCCTTCAATGGAACACACAAGCTTCCGCATGGGAGTTTTACGATAAAGAAGCCCAAGAGTCCAAGACTCTACCACAAGACACAGGTTTCATTATCCTCGACCAACTCAATACCGCCAAGGGTTGGGATGACAGAAAGAACAGCGCAATCTGGTCTAACGAAGTGTATACTGTCGGAGATAAACTTACTCTCCGCAACAAGGACGGCATCGTTGCCACCGGCACTTGGTCTGAAGTAAAGAGTGTGCATGGTGTTAAGTTCACCAAGTCTGTCTACGCTATGGCCAAGGTTGGCGAAGGCTACGAGTTAGTTAACTTCCAACTCAAGGGCTGCGCTCTTACAGCTTGGATTGAGTTCCAAGACAAAGCAGGTGGTTCTAATAAGTTAGAAGGTGATTTGGTTGTAGCAGTTACTGAAGCGGTTGAAGATCGCAAGGGTGCTGTAAGTTATAACAGACCAGTCTTTAGTGTTGTATCCAATACGCTATCCGATGAGGCAGCCCTCCAAGCAGACAAGATGGATGGTACACTCCAAGAGTACCTATCCTCCTATCTCAAGGCAGAGAAGCCCACAGAGGAAGAGAAAGAGAGTGAGCCAGAAGTTGTTTACTCTGAGCCTGCCATTGTAGCTGACCCCTTCTAGGCATACCCTCAGCCCTTCCCCTTCGGGGGCGGGGCTTTTTGCCATTATAATATAATATGTTTCCACAAGACGCAGAAGAACGAAAGACCTATCCAGTAGCAACCTTTATCAAGGACTACTTTCCTAACGCTATAGCACAGCTAGCCCACCACAGCTACAAGGCTCAACAACAGCATGGCACTCCATCAAATGGTAAGCCTATGCAATGGCACAAAGAGAAGTCTGTTGGAGACGAGAACCAACTCATGAGACACTTCATGGAGGGTGATCTACACAGCACAGCCTGGAGAGCATTAGAACTACTTGAAAGAGAAATAACCAAATCAGAGACATGAAAGAATTAGATTACATAGATCACTTCCGCATCATAATGAAACCCCGCAAACATTTCTTAGACCAGATAATAAAGGCACTGGAGCCAATGAATGGACTGACCAGTAGGGAAGAGGAGCAGGAAACAATTATACAGAGTGCTGAGAAGATTCTCAAAGAAATACACGACGTGTACACACAAGACCAACACTTGTTGAAGGCCAAGTTTTATTCTGAAGCTAGACAAACTATCGGCAGAGGCATACTCTCCGGACTAATCAAACAGTAATGGATCAACCTCATAGCCTAGAAGCAGAGGAGTCCTTACTCGCTTGCTGCCTGTTAGACAATGCTTCCTACGATAGCATTACTACCATCGTCAATGCAGACGATTTCTACAGAAACGCCAACAAGATAATATTTAAGGCCATCTCCAAGCTATGCTCTGCGGGTGAGGAGTTCTCTGAGCTAGACCTAGACGAGCTACTCAAGCGTGAGGGTACAGACAAAGAGGTAGGTGGACTGGGTGCTATAATGCACATACAAAGACAGGCTAGTAGTTCCTTGCAGATAGCAAACTACGCCAAGATTATAAAAGAGAAGTCTAAGCTACGTCAGATTATACGCACTTCTCGCATAGCCATTGAGTCAGCAAGTGAGAACCAGGACGCAGATGTAATCATTGCCGACATAGAGAGAGCTGTTACAGCTACCCTAGACAACGGCTCCGACAATGACCCATCAATACGAGCAGCGGCTGAGTCCCTACGCGAGGACTTCAAGAAAATGGCAGAGGGTACATACGATACCTTCGCCCTGCCGACTAGGATTAAACAACTAGACAGTAAGCTTAGTGCGGGTGGTGTAGCTAACGGAGAGGTTATGGTTGTTGCCGCTCCTACCTCCTGTGGTAAGACCTGTATAGCTTTGAACATAGCATTGCAGAATGGTGTAACTCACAACAAGCCTGGGCTATACTTCTCCTTCGAGATGCAAGCCAAGAGTCTGGCAAAGCGTATGATACAGACCTGCTCTGCCGTCAACCTCAACCAGTTTCAAGAAGGTGTGCTGTCCTCAGACAAACAGAAGCGTGTATGGGACGCTACCGACAAGGTAGAGAAAGCCCCTATCTTTACAGAGCACTATGTACGCAACGTAGATGAACTACGCTCACGCGCTCGTATGTACAAGCGTAAGCACAAGATTGAATGGATTGTTATAGACTACCTACAGCTTGTTCCTTGGAACACTAAGCTCAAGAAGCACGATGGTATAGCAGAGGTTAGCCACCAAATAAAACTTATGGCTATGGAACTTGATCTACCTGTTATTCTTTTAGCGCAGGTGAACAGAGAAGGTGCCAAGCGTGAGACAGGCATTACCTTGTACGACTTGAAGGACTCCGGTGACATCGAGAACGACGCAGACATTATCCTCTTGCTATGGCCAGACGGCACAGATACAAAGGAAGCAACAGTCTACGACGATCCAGTTAACGGCACACACATATCTATCAAATACAATGTAGCAAAGCAACGTGAAGGAGAGCGTGACCAGTACGGCAAGTTCGTCTTCCAAAACCACATAGGCAGGTTCAGTTAATCACCAACTAACATAAATATGACACAGCAAAACCTAACACAAAAGCAAGCATACAACCTCTACTTAGAAGGTTTTTCATACCAACAAATCGCTGATGACTACGGAACAAGCGCAGAGGCTGTGCGCTCCAAGATAAGACGATACAAGGCTACCATACCTGCAGCACAGGGCAACGAGCGTGTCCTAGTTATAGCTGATACCCACTGCCCTGCTATGCACGACGGGTACATAGACTTCCTAATATCCATCTTCCACAAGCACAAGTGTACACGCGTTGTTCACATTGGTGACCTAGTGGACTGGAACGCTATTAGCTTCCACGAGAAAGACCCAACCATGCCTAGCGCAGCAGACGAGTTTGTAGCGGCTTCTAAGCAGGTTAGAGCCTTGCACAGGGCGTTCCCAGAGGTAGACTACCTTATCGGTAATCACTCCGCTCTACCAGAGCGTAAGGCACAGAGCGTTGGACTACCACCAGAGGTAATACTTAACTTCAAAACTCTATGGGGACTTGACGGATGGAACATACACCCTAGATTCACAGACCTAGTGATTGATAATGTTATATACAGGCACGGAGACAAAGAGAAGGGTGGACAGATGTCGGCACTAAAGAATGCACAGGCTCAGTTCAAGTCTCTCGTTATGGGACACCTACACGCACAGGCTGGTATCAACTACCACGCTAACCAGGATGGTGTTGTCTTCGGTATGAATGTGGGCTGTGGCGTAGACCATAGTCACCCTGCTATGAACTACGGACGTATATACGCTGCAAGACCAGTGCTTGGTTGCGGTGTTGTCTACTCTCCCAAACTTGCTTTCTTTGAACCAATGTTTATCTAACCAATACTACCATGATATACGAACACAAAATAGAAATGGACACCTGCGGTGGTGACACAGCTAATGTTACTGTAGAGTTTGAGGCTGATAGGCCGTCATCCAGAGACGCAGAGGTCAAGGGTATATACTACCTAGAATCTGACGAACCACTAGATAGCGAGGACATACTAAATATGTTTGAATGGATTGAGCAGGACGGCTCTCAGTGGCAACTAATTTCACATAATATAAGATAAATGCAAAATACCCAAACCCAATCCATATTCAAGATTAACGCAGAAGAAGTTCTGGCTAAAGGACTGGAGGCTATGACTAGATCATGCGAAGCCCTGACCAAGCAGAACGAAACTTTAAACAAGGACATAGAGAACCTAAAGAATAAGATTAATATGCTCCAAGACAGGCTCCTATCTAACGCAGAGGAGCGAGAATAACTTTGCAGTTTTATTCATTGACTGCAACAGAGTAAGTCGTGAGTGCTCCGGAAAGGTTTCAATAGTCGACCTAGAATTGGGTTGCCGTCAGCCAGCTCTCCAAACCACGACGCTGACACCTTTAAGTCCTTCGGGCTTTTTATTTATCTTCTTTGGCCTCTTCCTTTGCTTCTTCTAAAAGCTCTGGATCAACCAATCTTGACCCTATAGGAGAAAGCATATAATTGCGTATTACTCTCTCGTTAACTTTATTGGCTTCCCTGTGAGTTAGAAGTGTGACCATTAAATCTGGGTCACGAACCGCATCAATTAGCAGTTGTCTAGCCTTGTCTACTGTCAAATCATTCAAGAACTTTCTAGCTACTGTAGAACCAATAGAAGCGGATTGTATTGACCCACCAGCTGTTCCAGAAAGTTTTGCACCAACCTTTGCTCCAATAACCTGAGCAATTTTCTCGATAATAAAGCCTGCCCTATCATCTGTTACATTTGTTAGTGGGCTTATAGATGACTGCAGTTGCAGAGAAGACATTTTCTGTGCTACATCTGTTAACTGTGACATTTCTTCTGCATTAAACACTAAATTCAAAGTTTTTGATACTCTAGGGTCTTTTAGAATGCGTTTAAATTCTAATCCATTAATTACTGCTCTTCCTTGGCTATCTAATCTACTGGTAGTTATAATATCCATTAGATATTCAGACACTGATGATTTCAACCCATCGTACGCTTTACCAGATTTATCTTTTCTAGCTGCGTTAATTATCAACTGCATTGATGATTCTGGGTTAGCACTATTAAATACCTTCTTAATTGCTACATCTGCTGGTTGATTTATTATTGCCGCAAAACTAGATACTCTTGGGTTGTCTAAACTCTTTCTTAGAGCATCTGATTTTTTTGTAATTAATCTTAACGCATCATCTGCGCTTTTAGCAGTAGTTAACTGAGCTTTAACAGTTGGAACTAACTCTAATATTTCTTCATTTTGTCTAAGGAAGGTATCAACGGCAGACTGACTTCGTACTCTTCCGGTTCCTGGATCAACGACTTGGCTTAGGAACCTAGACTTTAGGTAATTAGATATTCCTTCTAATGCTAGTGGGTCATCAGTTGCCTCTTGCAGTGCTTCAAAACCAATCTTAGATTTTACGCCAGAAGGTAAAAGTGTAGGTATGGTTAAATCAGCTGCAACCTTTTCTCCACCTTCACGTGAAAACCCAAGTATTTTACCAACGGGTCCTCGATTAAATTTTTCATTCATTTGACGGCTAAAGGTTCGAGCGGCATCAATAGCCTCTCCTACAAATACGTCATCTGACCTAAAGCTATCTAAGTCGTTTAAGATTGATTCTCTAAGCTCTTCAGCAATCCTAGCTCTGTTAAATTTTCCTGATGCTCTGGCTTCAGTAGCTTCTTCTCCTAGTCTCTTGTACAAACCATCCAGTTCTCTAACTGTTGTTGTTTTTACTCTACCTCTTCCCCTCTTTCTTTTTGCGCTAGGTCCAATGAGACGTTTAGCGGAAGGAGGTATATCGTCCATCTGCGCACTAGCAGTTTTCGATAATATATTTTTATAAGTTTCTATTGTTTTCTTAACCGGACCTCTAGCGTTTTGAGGTATAGCTTTCCACAACTCATCTTGTTGTTTCTTAGCATCGTTTAAAGCTCGTTCAAGGGAATCTCTAACTACTTGATTGGAAGCCTGACGCATTTCTGCTGGACTTAATCCTTGTGTTCCTAATATACGCAACGCATCAGCAGCTTCTTCTGTAGCCTTTTCAACTCTAGCATCCATAGCTATCTCTAACCTATCTGCACGTAATTTAAAGAATTCTTGTGTATTAGCTGAATCACCGCTTTCAACAATCTTACGAGATAAGTCATCCATAATCTCAGAACGCTTAGTTGACATCTGAGCTTTTTGTTGTGGAGTTTCTCTTATTACTGTTTCCTCTAAGGCCATTAATCCAGGCTCTTCAGACCTAGCAGCTGGCAGAAGATCTGTACCACTTAAATCTTCTATTCTTCTAGATGCTGCGATTGGGTCTTCCGCTAATGATTGAACTCGCACTGAAGCCCTTGCTTTTGCGCCAGCCTCAGTGAAGGGGGTTATTGCCTTCATACCTAAGTTGCCTAACGACAACTTAGAAGCTGTTTGAATTGCTGCTGCAGGAACTACTGCTGATGCAACTTCGGCTAACATTTGTCCAGAAGGACCTAACTCCCCAGCTTCTGCTGCTCTCCGAGCAATAGTAATTCCAGGCACTGCTAATGCTTCTGCAGAAACTGTTCTTACGGGCATATTTACAAGATCATCAATTAGTTTTTTTGATATATTTGCTGTTACGCCTGAGCCTTTTGATAAAGCTAATGCAGTTGCACTTGTTGGTGCGGTGAATGCAGCTATTTCTCCAGCAACAGTACCAGCAGTCTCAGCAAAAGTTTCTGGGTCTCTATCGGGAGTTGGAGCACCTATTGAAGCCATACCCTCACGAATACTCTCGCTTCCCCCAAAGGGTCTGTCTGAGCCTAATCCAATCTTCTTTAACACTAAGTTTGTTAAGTCAACTGGACCTCCAGCTACTTGAGCAAGGCTCTTGTTTAAGAATGGCATAAATCCGCCAATGTCATCTGACTCTTCTTCTTTAGATACCTGCTTGGGTTTGCTAGCCCTCTTCTTGAACTCCCGCGAAAGAACTATAGCATCTTTCCTAGCCTCCTCATTTCCTTCTTCGGCTAAACGATCAGCGGCTATTAAGGCTTGTTTAAGCTTTTCATCAGATAAAGACATATTATTGCGCGTATTTGTCTGCTATTGATAGAATGTCTATTGTTGCATCATCACTAGACCCAAGCTGGTCTGGAACACCCAAGAGACGTCTGAAATTACGCAAATCTTGACGCAGTATTCTAAGTTGTCCCTTTTCTCTCTCTGGATATCTAGGTTGTTTTAAAACTCTATCTATATCACTTATTCTCCTACCCATAGTTTCATCAATACTTCGCATCTTG